AAGTACAATGGATTTGTGGTTAAGTCGATTGACCGATATTTATGATTTATTTTTTCCTTATCGAAATGATATTTATTATAAAGCGGAAGCCTCGTCCCGTCAAAATCAAATCTTTGATGAGACAGGAATGATGAGCGCCAAACAATTTGCGAGTAATTTGCAAAGTATTTTGATGCCATCTTTTCAAAGATGGATTGAATTAATTCCAGGAAAAGCGATTTCAGAACATTCTGCATTCAAAGAAAATCCTGATGAATTAAAAAAGATAAAAGAAAAATTACAACAAGACACCGAGATATTATTTGATTATTTAGACTCATCAGACTTTTCTAATTCAATAGCAGAAGCCTTTCAAGATTTAACAGTTGGTACTGGGTTCCTTCAAATAAATGAGGGAAGTATTGAAGAACCATTTATTTTTAAATCTATTCCAATTGGAAAAATTATTGCCAGTGAAGGTAGTGACGGACGATTACAAAACTTCTGGAGAGAATGGGAAATCCCTCTTATTGATATCCTTCAAAAATGGCCTTTATTAAAAATGCCTTCCAGATACAATTCTCGTTTGAAAGAAACTCCATATGAAAAAGTAAAATTAATTGAAGGATGTTTGTACTATCCTTCCAATCCTTTTGATTCGAAATATTTTTATTATGTTCGATTTGTAGAGGATCCAGTTGATGTTTATAAACAATGGATGTCTTTTTCTCCCTTCATTGGATTTAGATATGAGAAAGCTCCTGGAGAAACATTAGGAATTGGAGTTGCTCAATATGCTTATCCTGCCGTACGTGTTTTAAATGCAATGACTAGATTAGATTTAAAGTCATTTAAATTTAGAGCCTTCCCTGCATACGTAGATGCTAGTGGACGTTCTTTAAATCCAAATACAGCACGCATAGAACCAGGTGCATTGATTGTAGTATCTCCTGATTTTGGATCAAGATCTCCTATTCAACCGATACCTGTTGGAGGTGATCCTAGATTTTCACAATTATCTATTCAGTTAAAGCAGCAAAGAGTTAAAGAAATAATGATGGCTGAACCTTTAGGAGAAATTTCTCAGGTTCCTACTAAAACAGCTACAGAGATTGCGATTAGACAGAGAAATTATATTCAAAGAAATGCAGCTGCTGCTTCAAGATTGGCGGTAGAATTAATCAAACCAATCATTGATAGATGTATTGAGATTTTGAGAAAGAAAGCTTTAATAACGGACATTCAGACAAGTGTTGGTGTATTTAGATTGGGAACTAAAAACAAAATAGTTTCTATTCATTACAAGTCTCCTGTTATTTCCTTACAAGATTCAAAGGATGTTGCAAAGTTAACGCAATGGGCTCAATTAATGCTTCAACTATATGGTGTAGACAACACATTAATGGCCGTTGAAAAATATAAAGTTCCATATTATGTGGCAGAAAAATTAGGAGTGGATTTGGAATTAGTTAAAGGAAGTGAAGAATTTGAAGGAGAGGCTCAACAAGCTGCCCAGACTATGATGCAACTTCAACAGGCTCAACAGGCCCAACAACAACCTGAACAAGGGACGCCTTTAACAGGTGTGCCTGGAGGACAATAAGATGAATGGTATGAAAAGTGATATAGAGATAAAAGAACACATTAAAAAAGCAAAAGAAGAAGAGACTCTCACAAAGAAAAAATACAACTTATTATGTTTATTGATTCACAAAGTATTTAACAATAAATCGGGAAAGGAATTATTTGACAAACTAGAAGAAATGTATATTAAACAACCTGTTGCATATCATGAATGGAGTTCGAACAAAGCATGTTTTAGAGAAGGAGAAAACAATACGATTCGAGCTTTGATGGCTATGTATAAAAGAGCAGAGATTTTATTACAAGTTAGAAAATAGTTTTTATTTTTTTTATTCATTACGTCTGAGGAGGCACATTATGAATGAAGAGTCAAACACACCTGATGTAATTGATTCGAGTATAGATAGTTCTGAAATAGATCAAGATCCACAAACTTTACATGCAGCATTGCGAAACTCGCAACCTGATTTAGAGTTAACGTCTCCCATTCCAGAGGAAGGTAAATGGTATATAGATGCAACTATTGAAGGTGAAGGATTAAAGCCTGATTATTTTCATCATAAGACTTTTAAAACTGTTGTAGATCAAGCCAAGGCTTATTCAAAAGCGCGTAAAAGAATTGATGAACTATCAAATGAACTTAAAAAACATGGTGCGGCTCCAGAGCAATATGAGGAAAAACTGCCTGAAAGTCTTAAAGATTTTGAAGTAGGGCAAGAAATTATTGAAAAAAATTTACCCGTACTTAAAAAGTGGGCAAAAGAAAATAACTTAAGTAACAAAGCTTTTAATGGAGCATTAGAATTTTTTATAAATCATTTGAAGAATCAGCATGAACAAGATGGAGCAGCCTTAGTTGAATATAATAAAAAAGAACTTTTTAAAATAGATGAAAATCAAGATGAGGCAAATCGAAAATTAAAAAGATTAGCTACATGGATAAAACAATCTTTCCCTGAATTGGATGATGGAATATTAAAAGAGATGATGACATCTCATGCAGCCTATCATGTAATGAATCATATCCGAGAAGTAACTCCTGTAAATCAGGCTCCTACTGATGTTCCTGTTACACAATTTGAGGAAAAAGAACAGTTACAGAAAATGATGACTGATCCTCGCTATGCTCGAGATTTAATTTACACGCATCATGTAGATAGAAAATGGAAAGAATGGGGAAATCGACATGGTATGGCGAATTAAAACTAGAAATTCCTATATTTTAAATAGTTTTACTTGCTTTATTTAATGAAATGCTTTATATTTGTATTGTATTTTATTGATAACTTTCAATAACAAAGACCAGCTTCTAGCTGATAACTTCGTAAGAAAGACCAGTATTACATTTGGTTTTCTTATGGAGACCCATTTTTTTGGATAACTCTATACGAAATAAAATAATTAAATTTTTATTTTTATAGAGGATATAAAAAATGGCTTTAAGTACAGTAGCGATTACTCAGTTTCGCGCTCAATTTATTAACGTTTATCAGATGATTGAAAGAAAATTAGCTGGTACGGTAATGGAAGTACGTGGAGTAGTCGGAAATTCATATAAGTTTCCTACGGCAGGCAAAATAATTCTGCACGATAGAGGAGCTTATTCATCTCCCATTCCAGCTTCTGAAGTTGATTATCATTTCAGAACTGTTGTTTTTTCAGATAAGATTGCATTAGTGCCTTCTGATATTTTTGAACAAGCTGAAACGAATGCAAGTGAACGACAGAATCTTGCTAAAACAGCGGCATATGCTATTTCTCGTTGGGAAGATCAGTTCGTTATAAATGCAGCTGCAGGTGGAACAGAAACTATTGTTGATGGTGCAACAAACTTACCAATCGCAAAAATTATTGAAGCAAGTACTAAGTTAAATATTCAGAATGTTCCAAAAATGGGACGTCATATAATGATTCATGCGAATCAACTTGGTTCTTTGTTAAGTGAAGAGGAAGTAACAAGTTCTGATTACAATACAGTTCGTGCTTTAGTACGAGGAGAAATTGAGACTTTCTTAGGTTTCAAGTTCCATGTGTTTGGAGATATGGATGAAGGTGGTTTGCCGAAAACTGGAGATATTCGTACATGTTATGCATGGCAAGAAGACTCTATGGGAATTGCTTATTCTATTAGTCCAACTGTAACGGTCGATTGGGATCCAAGAATACAGTCTTTCATTGTTGTTCCTAAGGTTCGAGCGGGTGCCACGGCATTATTGCCAAGTGGTATTGTTAAAATTGATTGTGATGAAACTGCATAAAAGAGGTAAATATTATGGCTTTTCGAATAAGTACATGGGGACTTTGGTCTTCAGGTTCAGCAACAGCTGCAACACAACGTAAAATGTATTCATATAGTAAATTTAATGAAACAATTGCTGAAATTTCAGCAAGCGGATATTTTGACGATGTTTTAGTAAATGGTAATGGAGAAATTATCCATGAGGGTGATGTGATTTGCGTTGAAGGGAGTGACGGAGTTGCTCTTAGATATGTAACTGCTATCGCTCCAAATATTACTGTGGCGGCATTAGAAGCATAGATTTTCTTGTTTCTATATTGGAATGGAGTGGGATATTTTATCCCCTCCTTTCTTTTATTTTTTTTGTTTGGTAAAAAATATGGCAAACAAAGTTAAAATTATTTCGGATGCTTTTGTATTACTTGGTAAGCAAGCGATTAATGTTTTGGATTATACAAATCCTATTCATGTGGCAGCATCTAGTATTTATGATACAGTTCTTCCGGATCTTTTGTGTAAAGCTCCTTGGCGATATACAGTTATTAATAAGACATTAAATCGTATAAACGATACTCCAAATAATAATGAAGAATGGCAATATGAATTTGAATTGCCTGATGATCCTAAAATTCTTTTACTATATAAAACTTATCCAGAAATGGATTATCAAATTTATCAAAATAGATTATATTGTAATGAGTTAGAGGTAAAAGTAGATTATGTTTATCAATCAGCAGAAACAGAATTTCCTCCTTATTTTGTGAGTTTAATGGTTTATTCGATGACGTTCCATTTGGCGATGGCTGTAACACAGACAGTTACATTGGTTCAATTTTGGCAACAACGATATGAACAACAAAAAACAATTGCAGAAGGAATTAATGGAAATCAAATTCCAAGTCAAATTATAGGAAATGATATAGTTTATAAAGCTCATTTCTCATGAGGTAAAAAATGGCTTTTTTATTAAACCAAAATAGTTTTGCTCACGGAGAATTTGCGAATCGATTAATAGCGCGAAATGATTTAGATATTTATCATAAAGCTGCGTGGAGATTACGTAATCTTGTGGTTATTCCACAGGGAGGCGCTAAAAAAAGATTTGGGACTAAATATATTGATACCTTAGTTGGTCTCACAGAAAATCAATATATGCTTATTCCTTTTGAATATGATGAAGCAGATAAGTATGTATTGATTCTAACTGATTTAAATATGGCAATTTATCATAATGATGTAAAAGTTGTCGATATTACAACTCCCTATCCAGGAACTATTTTAGAGAACCTTGAATTAAAATATACATCTTATCATCAGACACTTATTATTGTTCATGAAGATTATGAACCACGTGAACTTTTAAGAACAGTTCCTCATACTGGATGGACATTCGATCCTATTAGTTTTAAAAATCTTCCAACCTACGATTTTGATAGAAATTATGACACTATAAACTTTAATTTAAGTGCTGTCGCTGTTGGAGATGGAGCAACATTAACAGCAAGTTCAGCAATCTTTACGGCAGAATATGTAGGAGGAATGTTTATTGGGTTAGGAGAAGATAAAATCTCGGGATATGGTATAGCAAGAATTACTGGATATACAGACACAACGCATGTTACAGTTAGTATTATATCTAAATTTGATAGTTCTTATACAAGTCCTCAATCGGGAAAAAACTTACAATTATCAATTCCCGCATGGAGTGCAATAAAGGGATGGCCAAGGACGGCCACTTTTTTTGAAAGCAGATTAATTTTTGGTGGATCAAAGGCTTTGCCAGAAGCTGTTTTTATGTCTGTAACATTTGATAAGTATAATTTTGATACGGGTCGTGGTTATTCAGATAATGCGATTATACTAGAAATTGGAGGCGATCATTTAAGTACAATAAGAAATATTGTAAGTAGTAATGCTCTTCAAATATTTACTACAAAGGGAGAGTTTGCAGCATTTAATCCAACAGGACAACCTTTACAACCTGGGTTAGTAGCCTTTCCTAAACAACAAACAGGAAATGGTTGTGAAAATACGCAACCACAGGTTTTGAATAATCAAACTTTCTATATAAAAAAAGGCGGAAAGGGCGTAATGAACTTTATTTTTGTAGAAGGAAGTTCAGCCTATCAGTCTTTAGAAGTAAGTGTGGTATCTCCTCATTTAATTGTAAACCCAATTGATTCAGCGGTTTTACGTGGTTCTTTGACAGATGACGCAAATTATTTATTGATAATAAATTCAGATGGTACCTTGGCAAGTTACCAAACATTAATGGAAGAGAAGGTATCAGCATGGACATTAAGCGATACAAATAAGTTTACGAATGGTAAGTTTAAAAGGATTGCGTCGATTGGAGATGATATTTACTTTTTAGTTCAACGAGAAATTGCAGGAGATAGATTAACCTATTTAGAAAAATTAGACTGGGAGTTTTATACAGACAGTTCTATTGAAAAAAATTATGTAACTCCTACTACATTAATTTCTGGGTTAGATCATTTAGAGGGAGAAACTGTTTCTGTTACAGGCGATGGATATATTTTAGCTGATAAGACAGTTGAGGAAGGAGAGATAACAATTGATATAGCGAGTATCAATGTAAAAATTGGATTATTGTTTGAGCCTTTATTGAGAACGTTACCCATTGCAATTGATACTCCTATTGGAAATATTGCTTATTCAAAAAAGAAAATCTTTACAGTATATGTAGATTATTACGATTCAGTAGGAATTTATATAAACAATGAAGTGATTCCTTTTAGAACATTTGGAGAAGATTTTCCATATCCACCTCCCACAGGACAAACAGGTATTTATGAGCATATTAATTTTGGCGAATGGATAGCCAGACAATATATTGAAATAACACAACATGATCCTCTTCCTATGACGATTTTAGGATTAGGCTATAAAATAGAGGTTTAATATGCAAGGACTTGAATCTGGTTTAATTTTTGGAGGAACTACTGCTGCGACAGCTGGATTACTTACATTGGCGACTCCTTTAGCTCCTTTGGCAATCGCTAGTTTGGCTATTAGTGCAGGTGCTGCTATGGCAGCTGCTTTTGGAAAAAAACAAGAATTAGAAATTAGGAAAAAACAAATTGAAATTCGTGCTGAGCAAGATGCTCTTAAGAGAGATGAAAAAATGGAACGAATTATTAGTCAACAAAATATAATGGCCGCTGCAGAAGGAGTAACTCCTGGAAGTTTTGCGGCAATTGAAAAAGAAAGTTTTGATGAATTTGCGGAAGATAAAAGAATTGCAGATTTAAATTTAATGATTCAAAAACAAGGAATTGAACAGACTCAAAGTAGTTTATTTCCACAAGCTTTTTTATCCTCTTTAGGAGAAACTGCAAAACCCTTTATTATA